CGTGTTCTTTTGCTTGGAGGTCAACTCCGAAATCTTCTAAGTGTTCCATATTTATTTGTTTTTAAGGTTTAAAAGTTCAATTGATTGTGTTCCAGTAAAGATAAATTTTTCCTTAGCTTGTTCAATAGTTCTTTTACCGTCAATAATCGCTTGTTTAATAGTTTCGAACGTTGGCGCATCGCATTCAATCTTTTGAACTTTGATAGGTGTTGCAACTTCTATGCTGTGTGTTTTATCTGTGTCGTCAATATCGCCCGTTGGAATAAGAAAAGAATAAAGTAAAGCGTATTTTAAAGCGTATGTGGTTGCTTTTCCTGCTGATTTATCTTGACTATCAACTCCGTGACCATAACCTTTTACGTCAACAAATTTTTCAGTTAAAGTGTGGAATATTCTGTAAGTTGTTATAACTTCAGTAAATACCAATTGTTTTTGTTTTGTTACGTTTTTCTTTTGGTAGTTGTCGTATGTTTCCTCCTCCCAACGTTCAATAGTTAACTTTGGTTCAATATCAATAGGTAAAATTATAAGGTTGTGTTTTTCCATTGCTTTACCAACGATATACTTAACATCTTTGTCGCTAACCCCTTTATAAGCGCTGTTTCCTGCGCCTACGGTCATTGACTTTTCAATGTTCTTAACGTCTTTCATAACGTTTAAAATTGCTTCGTAAATAGTTGGCATTTTTTCAACTATTACTGTTTCTGTTTCTTTTTTCTTTTCCATATTGTTTTTTTTTTGCTAATTTACTTTTAAATAACCGTTCAAAACTTGGTTATGTGATGAACGGTTGTATAGGTTTATAAGTGGTTAATTTTTAGTGATAAACATTCAGAACGGTAAATCGTCTGCTTCTTCGTGTACTGGTGTTGAAGGTAACTTTTCAGTTCCTATGCGTTCAAGTCGCCATGCTTCTAACGTATTGAAATATTTTACTTCGCCTGCTGGGGACGTCCATTCTTTTCCGTTTAAGTTCCAAAATACCTCAACTTGTTGACCTACTTTAAAATTATCCAATAGACTACATTTGTCTTTTGTAACTTGAAATGCGTTTGGCTTTGGATATTGACCGTCTGTTTCAATTACAAATTCTCTTTTACTAAAACTTTCGCTAATTACTTGCGTTTGATTAATTACCTTAATCGTTCCTTTTGTTGTGTACATACTTATTATAGATTTAAATTAATATACGTTTTTCTGTGGTAAATATTACAAATTGCTGTTGCGCTCATTGAATACTCTTTACCTATTTTTGTCATTGTTTCCCCTTTATTTATCCTATCAATTATTAAAGGTATATCTTCATTTTTCAATTTTGCTAAATGGTGCTTTTCTCCATAATTAGGTCGCATTAAATTGTTTTCAATAGCGTGTAAATTATTTTGTTTATTGGTACACCACTCTAAGTTTTCAACTCTATTGTCTAATTTTTTACAATTGATATGATTTACTTGAGGATAGTTATTTGGGTTTTCTATAAAAGCTAAAGCTACCAATCTATGTACTCCAGTATTTATAAAGTTACCATTCATTTTAACTGAAACTTGAACATAACCTTTTTTACAAATTTGTGGTTTTAAAATCCTACCGTATTGTGTTCTTGTTACTCCGTTGCTGTGCAATACTTTGTGGTCAATGCTTTTAATAGTTCCTACATTTGATGCGAAATAAATACCATTTGTATTAGGTATTACTTTAAAGATTTCTTCTAACATAATAATAAAAAATCCCTACTCTACAAAAGGCTATCCAGTCCAACAGAATGTTGAAAGGCAATTGTATTTCGGGAATATTTTAATGTTTTTGTCATAAACTGGATAGCATACAAATATAGTAATAATCAATGAATTAGAAAAATTTTTCACTTACAACTTGTGTTTCTTTCGCTACCTTGAGCGTTCCTTTTGTTGTGTACATATATTTGTTTTATTTGATTACTTAATGTATTTTACAATCGTGTCAACGTTAGCCAAAGCAACCAACATTATTAAAATAAGTATTACAACGATTACAACTGCATCGTTTAAAAATTTAATCTTTGAGTCTAATTTCATTTTTCGTAAATTATTAAGGGTTTAATTAATTCAATTATTTTTTCTTTGTTAAATTTTGGAACTGTAATAATTAGTTTAGTTCCGTCCTTGACTTTTTTGCGTCCTGCGTTTCGCTCGTTTTTCATTATTTGGTTTTAAGTATTAAAATTTTGATTGTTGCTACTATTGAATAAAGGATTATTAAGTATACGATTGTTCCGCTCATTGTGTTTAGTTTTTATGATAAAAATTTAATTCTATTTTCTAAAGATTCAATCTCACGAATAAGTATCTCTTTAACTTTTTCGTATTTTTTACGCTCCCAATTTTTTAAATTAAAAGATAAACAGCTATTAGTATAATCTAATTGTGCTTTAACTGATTTTAGTTCTTGTGTTAGTTCAATTTTCATTTCGTTTAGTTTTAAAGTGTGTACAAATATAAGTACATTTTATTAATAAACAATACTTTTTTTAAAAATAATTGAAAATAAAAAAAGCCACCTTTTCAGATAGCTTAATTTTGTTTAATGTTTTAGTTTACCTTTCAGTAATTGAATAAAGATTTGAGACCCTTAATTCTTTTACAAATATAAGTAACTTTTTTTAATACGCAATAAAAAAACCGCCTATTTCTAAGCGGTCGAAATTCAGGCGTTCAACTCCGAATTTATAGTGTAGTTTCGTGTAATAGTGTATAAGAGTAAACCCTCGATTTTTGTACTTCAACAAATTTGTAAAGTGCATTCATATTCGCCACGCTTGCACCTTGACAACCTGCGGACCAATTACTAACCTTATTTCCTTTGCCCATATAATGAAAGTTTGTAAATGCTATTTCTTCGTAAATTTTACCGCCAGTTTCAAGTTGTGAATCCTTATCATTATCACGCCAATACCACATCGGTAATACTTGTCTAAATGCTTTTTGCTTCATGTGTCCGTTATCCATAAGTTGATAACAACTTCTATATTGTTTATCGTGGACCAGGATAGCCGTTCCTAACTTATTCATTGGCTTCAATCTGTAATAAACTCCTGCATCGGTTGTTATTGGAATAATTAGATCGTGACGTTTCCCTTTGTCGTCCCAATAGAACGCACCACCCCAATCGTTGAACGTGTCCGCTGTGTTTTCGTTGGTTCTAACTCCGAAAAGGTTTATTGAAAATGGTTCACGGAATACAATCGCTCCTATTTTTTCCATTGCTTTAATTACTTGGTCGATAGTTGGTTTCATTTCAAAAATATTAGATAAATAATGTAAGTTAAAATCAAAGTTATTAATAATTCGTAAAGTAGGTTGCGGAGGTTCATTAGAAAAGTTCTATTTGAGTTGTATTTGACTTTTGAATAATTCCACGTGCTGTATTGAAGATAGTTAATCCAGCTTCATAGTCGACAAGGTTGCGAGCCATTTTTATAACTGATTGCGAACCTTTGTATTTAGTAAAATCATATTCGTGAAACTCACAAAGTCTATTTAACTCATTTTCTCCAGCTCCAATTTGAATTCGTCTATCTTTTAAATCATTTGGTAGCTGAAAGTTTGTCCAGTATAAATGTCGTCCACGTTTTTGTGACGGTATTAAAGGCTCATAATAAGGTATTACATTTTCAACTACAAATTTTCCGTTTCTATAATAATGCTGTAAAAATAAGATTTCTTCATAAAGTTTTAAATCTGGGTAAATCGGTTCGACTCTTGTTTCATAATTTGAACTACTCCAATACCTGGCCCTCGAATGACTTGGGCAAGGTGGCGAACTCCATATAAAATCAAACTCTTTAAAGTGGTCTAACAAATATTGGTGTGCATCTGCAACTATTACAGTATCGTTTGGAAATCGCTCTTGGTATAAACGTGCTGCTTCAGGGTCAAGTTCAACGGCTGTAACTTCACAATCCGTCCACTTGTATCGATTACCACCTAAACAAGCGTATAAATTTAAGACTTTCATAATCTTTTTTGTATTAAAATCCATACCAATCTTAAACCTTGCGCAATTCCAAAACCAACTAACAACCACGTTAACCAGTTCGATTTGTTTTGAACTTTTGCAACCTTTACAACTTCTTTCGTTTTCCACTTAGTAACGTATCTAATCGTTTCGATTGAATCACGCTTAATTCTGTACTTATAGCGTATTTCTTGGCGTGTCGGTGGTATTTGTACGTCTGGACAATTTAAAGGCATCTGAACGAAAATAATTGAATCTTTGCCGTTTATTTTAATTACTTTCTCAACACTTACAATTCGTTCGGTAGTGTCAATTGTTCCGCCTTTCTTCAGGAATTTAGTAAAATGGTAACTTGCTGAACAACCGTAAAGAAAATAAAGCATTCCCACGATGTAAAGCGCACCCAATAGGAGTACGCTTAATTTAAGATAGTTTAGTTTCATACCTCAAAGTTAATTTTACATTCGTTGCATTGTATTGTACAATCTGAATCAACGGCTAAACATTCAAAGTTAATTTGTTCTTCTTGACCTCCAATTAAATCCGATTTCAACTGTTGATATTCAGCGTTATTTTTTAGCTTACTATCGAAGTAGTAAAGGATTTTGTTTAGCTTTTCAATCTCTTTCGATTTCATTTGACCTTTGGTGTATTCGTCTAACCAATCGGCTTCTAATTCTTTGATTTTATCCGCTTGTCGTTGGATTGTTTCTCTTAGGTGTCTTTCGTTACTCATTTCATTTGTTCTTTAAGTTGTTGAATCTCTACATTTTTAGCTAATATCTTTGCGTTCTTGCGTTTGTCTTCCTGAAACATATCAGTTAACTGACTTGAAAGTACATTAATTCTTTCGTCTTTTTCAACGATTGTATCCATTAACTCGTTGTTCTGTTTAAACATTCGCTTATAATAGCGTTTAAGCTGTTTGTACTTGAAGTAGTGTATAACTCCGTAAGTTACCATTACGCCAATTAAGGCTAAAATTGTGATTGTTTCTGTTTTCATATTGTTGTTATTTGTGTTTTACTAACTTGTATTTCTTTGCCTTCAAAAAGAATAACTGTATAATTTAAGTGACGGCTAATTATAGCGCATTCAATATCTTTGTAAACGCAAGTTCTGTAAGGAATAAAGTATTTCGTTCCCTTTGGTAACTCGTGGTTTTGTTCAACTATTTGATAGCTTACAAGTCCGTTGATTTCTATTTTTAGCAGGTATTTCATAAATTAGATTTTACAATTATATACATTTTTCCGTTTATTAATTCTTTTCGCATTTCTCTTTCAGGTTTTGCTGTATCGATTTCAAACGTTTCAAAAACAACCTCGATATGATTTTCAATGTAGTTTTCTTTTTCCCTACCTTGCTTTATATTTTTAACAACATTTCTTAACACCTCATTCAAGTATTGGTCATTATCGTAAGTTAGTGAAATAGATACGTGTTTCATTGTATTTCTTCTAATTCAGCTAAATAGATTTCTAAAACAGTTACCATATCTTCAGCTTCAATCATTGATTTTATAGCTTGAAATGTAAGGGATTCAATTCGGTTTACGCAATATTCACGCGCTAATTGAAGTCTAAAATTAACTAATTCTTGGTATTCTTTAATTTTTACTTTCGTTTGCTTAATTTCGCCATCTATTTTTCGCCAATCTAACTCTTTACCATTCTCGCAATCGCATTTCGTTAGCTTGTAAGTTACTGAATTTTCAAAACCTCCAATTGGTTCTTCGTATTCTCCAGTACCGTCACAACTCGTGCAAACGGTCATAAATTTTTCTTTTAGCTTCATATTGCTAATTTAAGGTTTAAAATTATTGTGTTTTTTGTTTTTGTGTTAAACGGTTTTATTCAATTATAAGCGGTAAAAGGGGTTTTTACGCCCCTTGTTTTTTATGATAAAGTTTCTATTTGTCTTAATTCGATTTCTACTTTTGATATTGGAAAAAATCTCATTTGCATTCTTTCGTAACGATAGTATTTAATACCGTTTTTTGTCCATTTTGAATAGATAGTTGCTTTGTGTCCATTTTCGTATTTAATTACGATTCCTGTGTTATTCATTTCAGTATTCATATCGTTTTTGTTTAAGTGTCCACAAATATAATTAACTTTTATTAATTAAATACACTTTTATTAATTTATTTTTGATTTATTTTTGATTTAAATAAAATAGCCTTTGATTTTCAATAAGTTAGCTTAAATTTATTTTTGATTTATTTTCTTTTAACCGCATAAAAAAAGCCGTCTGAATTAACAAACGGCTTAATTAACCTTTAAAAAACTAAATATGAAAGTTTACAAATATAGTAATTATTGTTTATCAATCTTTTTATTCCAAACATTTATTCCTATTGCCGTTGCGGAGTATCCTAAGAACATCAAAACTATTTCGTAATGAAATCCACAAACAGCAACCGCAACCGCTACCCAGAACGCTGTAAATGACGCTAAACGCTTTTGTTCAAACTTTCCGTTGGGTGCGAGTGTATCTAATATTATTTTTTTCATTTGGTAAAATTGCGATTAATCGTTTTGGTATTTGAAAAGTATTATTTGCGTTTCGCTGAATCAAAACTCGGTCTTCGTAGCAGTCGTATAACTTCGCTTCAATCTTTTCGATTTTCGCTTCATTTTTTAAAGTAGCCAAATAAAGGTAAACGATTGCAGCTATAAAAAATAAATTCTTTGCACCGTATTTTTGTAGTAGTTCTAAGCCGTCTTTAATCATTTTATATAAAATTGTTCGTTTTCAAAATTATAAAATATTTCCGATTCAAAAGGGTTTTCCCTTTCAATTGTGCAAACTTTATCAATAGCCACTTGACCTTCTAAAACTTCACTATCAAATTTAGCGAATAATACCTTGTTAGTTGACTCATCTATTATTGTGTACATAATTAGAAGTTTGTTATTTTCTGACCTATTAAACTTGCCGTATCTAAAGCACTAACTAAAGTAATCGTCGTAATTATATAGTAAGTTGTAGCGACTGTATAAGTAACAGAGCTAACTGTTGAAGCTGACGCTGTACCATCGTTGCTTGCTGTTGCAAATGGAAAACCAATTAAATTTCCTCCATCAATTGTGAAGTCACGTTCAAAAGATGCTGAAATTATTGATGTTGTTGTCTGAGTACCAGAAATTGCTATTTGTGTTGCACCAGTTAATGAATTAGAAGTTGTGTTTAAGTAATATCTAAGTAAATAAGTACCAATAGCACCAGTTTTTTTTGCTCTACTTTTAATATTCAAATAATCAGTACTTGCAAGTGTACCACCTAAAATCTCAACATTACCAATTATAGATTCAACCGTTGTAGCAATAGTTGCTGATGCACCTAATTTTTTGACTAACAACTTACTTTGCTTTGCATCTAATTGTGTTTGAATACTCGAAGTTGCATCGTTGAACGATTGTTGGTTGTCAGTTTGATAACGTTTATTTGTCGAATCCGCAATATCTGCTGTTGTTGCGTCTGCACCGTTTGTTACTAATCCTTTTGCATCGTATGTAATTTTAGTTTTCGTTGCTCCAGTAATTGCTGAATTAGTTGCAACTGCACCCACATCACTCGCTGTTAATGTTCTATTTGCACTTAAGTCGTAACCGTTGATAGTTCGTGTTGTTGGTACAACAGCTGTATTTGTGCTACCATCTGCCATCAAGAATTGACTAGATGTTCCACCAGTCTTGACCAATGTAGTAGCCTCTAATGTGCCAATTATTGTAGCAGCGTTACCACTACCTGATGTCTTGTTAACTTTTAATCCTTCATTGTTGCCACCTTTAGTGATAAGCAAACCTATACCACTACCGCTTGTGTGATTAGATGTAAGAGTGTCTGTGCTACCATTGTGAGTAAATGTACCTTTAGCAGCATCTAAATGAAACGTGCCTAAGTTTACATCAGATGTAGCACCCGTATAAGGTACTAAACCCGTAACACTTGGAATTGTTGGAAACGTTGCTACCGTTCCATCACCTCGAAGATATTGCGCTGTTGTTCCCGTTGGGTTGTTGAACTTTGCATTCAATGCTGTTTGAGTATCTGTTGAAACGGGTTTATTCGCATCGCTTGTATTATCAACGTTACTTAATCCAACTGCTGTTTTATCTAACGTCTGAAACGTTTTATCGCCACGAAAATACTGCGCTGTTGTACCTGCTGTTATTGTATTTTCCTTCGCATCAACCGCTGTTTTTACCGCTTTTTGAGTAGGGTAAAATGTATCTGAATTATCAGTTAAAGTTGTTTTCTTATTCGAGGTCTTTTCAACTCCCGTTAAATTTATATCTAAACTCATGCTGTGATATTTATTACTGAATTAGGGTCAAGTGTTATAATCGTTCCCGTTTGATTCAAAATGCCGTCAACGTAAACATTTACTGTTGTATTTGGTAATTCTAAATTTGCACTTGTCGTTACTAAATAGCTATCGTTTGAATTACTTACAACAACCGCTCCACCAGAACAAGTGTAAGTGCCACCTGCTAAAACTTGTACCGAACTCCCACCATCCGTTACCGTTACATTTGGGCAACCACTTGTAAAACCAGTATCACAAATAGTCATATCGGACGGCATAATAACATCGAATGTCATCGCCCACCCTGCTAATTTATTCTCAAATCTATCTGTAAACGGTTCTAAGGTTGCATCTCCGTCCATCATAATATAGTCAGGATTCAAGTCCCCTCTTTTCATTATGTCGTGAACTCGGTTTAACGCCTGCAACATTGCGTTCATTATAGACGGTTCAAGGTCGTATTTTTCCTTACTGTCCAAAATATCCATTGCTAAAACAGTAATATTAAAGCGTTGCATTTTCCCTTCAATACTTGCTGAATTAATGATAATATGCGCTAACGGAAAAATAGTTTGTTTAGCTAAATCAATATCACTAATTTGCCCGTCCGTAATTGTAGCAATTAAGTTGGTCGCTTGTAACTGCGCTCTAAGTGTGTCAAGTATTTTGAAGTAACTCATTTCTTTTCCTTTGGTTTTTCTTGTTCGATTTGTTGAAGGAAAACCATTAATTTTTCAATATTCTTTTTTGACCGCTTTTTCATAGAACCCAATTAGTAAAGTTAGTATCTGAACTCGGATAAATGTCACCGTTGCTGTTGCTGTTATATTCAGGGAATAACGCTTGATTAAAACACATATAGTCAACAAATCTACTGCTGTAATGGTTTGCCGTTTGCGTTTGTTTATCAATCAATAAAGATAATTCTAAACGGTCGATGTTTTCGCTTTGTTCTGCGTTGTGTTTATAAACACCTTTGTTACCTATCGTGTATGCTGAATAAGGTAAATATTCAACCATTGCCCAGTGAATCAACATTGGTTTAATATACGTGTTTACTAAAGTCAAATAGTTACCTCCTAAAGTATTCGCTATAATATCCGCTTTTATTTTTTCAAGTAAATCCGTTCCTAAATACTTTTGAACGTGAATATCTTGAGCAATTTTAATATATTGAATAAACTTATCTGGGTCAACGTTTCCGTTTAAAGACGTGAATTTAACCACGTCATCCCTTGTTATAATTAGTGCTTCTGCCATTATTGTACGTCTTTTGGTAGGTTTTTATTTCTTGGGCTAAAACCTTTTAAAGGTAAATTATTAGGGTAAAAAGAAACTTGGTAAGGGTTTGTAACTTTATAACCTTTTACTTCCGCCTCACGTGTTCCTACTTTCTTATAACCATCTTCAATAGCGTTTAAATCTAACATAAACGTTACCCTTGCAAATTTGTGGTGGCATCTTGCACCGCCTTTAAATTTAAAGATGTCGTAAACGTTTGCTCCAAATTCTCCGAAACCTGGATTAACAGAACGTCTGCTCATTTCTTCAATATCTTCTTTTCTAAATAAACGTTCTTCACGTGCCATCATTGCTTTACAAAATGCTCTTTCAGGGTTTTTATTTCCAGTATATTTATAACGTACTTTAAAATACTTTAAATCCCCAACTTTTTTATCTTGTGAACTCTTTAAATCAGGTCTTGCATTACCAGTTTGAATAAGGTTAATAAGTGCGCTTAAAATCGTTGTTTTAGGCTCTAATTTCTTTTCTGCTTCAATCAATTCTAAATCTAAATCGCTATCGTCTTCTTCAATTTCTCTTTCGTCAACCATTACCCAACCGTCTCCTAATTGTTCACTATCTACACGTGCTAAAATTTCTTCTAATTCCGTGTTAACTTTACTCAATTCCGTTCCCGTTTCTTCTTGTTTATCTTCGCTCGATTGTACGTTTTCTAAATCCGTAAACTCCAAAGGTTGTAACGTCTTAAAGAACAATTTAGCGGTGTTTCCGTTGAAAGATGTTATTTGTTCTAATCCATCAATCAAAAGTTGCTGTAACGGTCTAATAACCATATTATCGAACAATACAAAAGCATTTTTCAATTCGTCTGCATTACTTCCGAAACCGTTAGCACTTCCTAATCCTAATAACAAACCGCTTGTAATAGAATGCGAAACCATTATTTTGCGCTCGCATTCAGTTGAAAGATATTGATAATGTTCTGGCGCATCGTTCAAAGGAATATCATCAACCGTTGTTGCCGTTTCTTTGTTGTTGTTGAATCCAACGATTACTCTTTGTCCTTTACTACCCGTTAGCTTGTTTTTAATTTGTGATTGTAATAAATTTTGCGTTTCAATGTCAGGTTGTCCGTTGTTGAAATTTACTACTTTCGTACCGCTAAATCCGTTTTGAACCTCGTTAATAAGGTAATCGCTTACTTCTTCTTCTAATAGCGCATAAGACGTTCCTGCTACGTAATCGGGCAAAGAAAAATACTTCATTCCAATTGCATAAGGTCTAATAACTAATATCTCTACTTTATCATTTGAACTTTTAAATGTAGCAAATTTCTTAGGTGGAAATTTCTTAATATCTTCCCAATTATTTGAATAATACCAATTGTTAATTTTCCCCTCGTCATCGCATTTTTCAGGCGCCAAAAGGTTCATATCAATGTGAAATGCCTTTAATATTTTATCGTGTTTATCGTTGTAGTGTACTTGAATAGCGCATTGCCCTAATGTTTTTAAATCAAAGCAAAGTTTTCTTAAACAATCCTTATTAAACAAAGCCATTACTTGTGCGTATTCAGCAGGTTTACGGCTCGCATCAATTACTCCTAATCCTTTTCCATACATCAAACGTGTAACGTTGTTTATAATGGATTGATTAGTTGCGCTCTTTCTATAACGGTCAATAAGAAATTGAAAGTAACTATTGTTTTCTCCAAAAGTTACATAACCTTTTTGTTTAGATTCTATTATTTGCGGTGCTTCGTATTGCGCCAAATTTATTACGTCTATATTCATAGCATTACAAAATCATTATTAGATGAATGTTCGTCAGTTTGCAAACTTGCTTTATAACACCAAACCTGCTCACTACCTAAAAAGGTAGTAAGGTTGTAAAGTTGCACGATGTAGAAACGACCTGCTTTTAAAGAATACACCGCTTGTACTCCGATATAATAACCGTAGTCAATTATCGTGGGTGTGTTAATAGTTGCGCTTGTTCCTGCTTCTTGGTCGATTACTACAATACTTGTTATCGTTGTGCTACGTGGCGCACATTTTAATATTTGACTCGATGCACTTACTTGTAAAACATTCATATTTATAAAACTATTAAAGTAGAAAACTGTTGCATAAAAAAAGGGTTACATTTCTGCAACCCCTTTCTATGGAGACAATCAAACAAAATTCTAAGATGTTGTGAAAGAAGCTAAAGCCGTTAAGTCAGTTAATAAACCTGCTTCCGTTGAACAATTAATGAAATTAGCTGGCAATGCTTCCATTCCCGTAAATGTCAAAGTATAACCATTCAAGTCGCCTGCTTCCGTTCCCATTCCGATAGTACCCGCAGTTAAATCCATTCCTCTTTTAAGTCCTGCGATTCTGTAGGTATTGTCACGCCCTCTAACAATAATATGCGGTCTGCCGTAAGCTAATAATTTAACTATTTTTTGGCTGTTTGCATCTTGTTTTTTAAGCGTGATAGTAAGTTCTTGCTGAAAGAACGTAGTACCGTTGTTTCTATCTGAAGTGATAGTTTCTTGGTAGCTATTTGCTCCTTTTAATTGAAATCTGAAACAAGCTGTAACGTTTGCAATCGCTGTGATAATATCTCCCTCACCTGCCGTTGCTGAATAACTTACATCAACCTCGGGGTTGAAATCCCCGTAGTTGATGAAATATACAGCTTCTAATCCACCGATTGTGTCCTTACAAACTTCTTGTCTTCCGTTAGCTAAGTCGCACATAAGTTCTTAGTTTACTGAGTTAGTAACATTGTATGTAACGATGTCCTCAACGATTCCGTATTGAACACCTGCCGTCATTCTCATAACGATTCTGATATTTTGGTCACCAATAGTTTCCGAAGTATCAATGATTCTAACTTCTTGTGAATCGTTCATTAAACCAGTACCGAACACTAAATTTTCTTTCGTTGTTGCAATCATTGTTGAAGCAGGTAAACCTGGTGCGTGTGCTAATTTAACACCCTCGAAAGGTAGGATTGCGCCACCGTTAAACCACATTGACCCCTTTCCGTCAATACCATTTGCTCCTAAGTTAGTTGCGAAACCACCTAATGCACGAACGTATAATCTAAATACGTTTGTAGAAACGTAGATATGAAAATCCTCACGTGCTGAAACTGCTAATGGAGTAGCGTCAAGTACTTTTCCGATTTCTGCAATTACGTTAGTTGATAACAAACCACCACCTACTAAAGCAAGTTCTTGCGCTGTTGGTAAAGCAGGGTCTAAAGCTAACAAAGTAGTGAATCCGTCAAACTCTCCGTTATTAGATGCAACACCTCTCCAGATGTTTACTTCGTTTTCTGAAGCTACCTTTTCTGCGTATTGTGCCAACAAGAAATCAGTAAACGATTTCGGCATAACGTCAAATGCTGAATAACCCATTTCGATTGCGTCCCAATCATTTCTGAAAGTTGTTTTACACAATTGTCGGTTAACTTGTAACTCTTTCGGTTGGATTACTCTTTCTGTTAAAGTAATCGTTCCTGCAGGATTAAAGTCGCATGAAGCGTTTGATAAAAGTTTGTCAGTTGCAAGTCTTTTCATTACTGACTTAAACTTAACGTTTGGCATAATAGTAATTAAATTACTTGCCAAAGTTGGTGCAGGCAATAAAGCCGCTGCAATATACTTACCCGCGAACTCGCCAGCGTAAGTAGTTGTAATTGATGTTGTAGTACTCATTTTTTATAAATGTTTTTAATTATTAAACTGCTGTTAAAGTGATTGAACCCGCTGTAACACCTGAACCGTTTACATACCAATTTGTACCGTCACAAACTAATTCTGCGAAGTCTCCGATTGATTCTGCTGACGCCACGAAAGAAATTGTGTTTTCGTCAACTCCTGCAACGTGCGCTCCGTTAACTAAAACGCTTCCTTCAATAACATTTGTAGCCGCTTTTACCGTCCAATCTGTAGTCGCAAACAATTGACCTACGATAAACTTAAATCGTAAACCTGCTGATGTTGCTACTGCAGGCAAAGTGATTTGCGCTCCTGCTGCTGCTTTTAATATTAATACTTTTCCGCTATCCTCTGCGGTTAAAGTTGTTGCTACCGTTACGGCTTCAACGTTTGCCAATTGACGTTCTGTGTCGTTGGTTACTGCTAAATAAGTTGTGCTCATTTTCTTATTGGTTTATAAATTTCATTACTAAATCTCTTGTGCTTTTAGGTGCTTCTACCTTAATCTTTTCCGTTGGCTCTGGATTGTGAACAATTGCTTTCGGCTCTTCCATTTGTGCCAACTGTGTTTTCAATGCTTCGTTTTCAGATTTCAACGCTTCGTATTCTGAAAAGAACGTTTCTTTAACCATTGATTCAACTGTTTTTTTAACCGCTGATTTTTCAATCATTTTTTCTTCGTCTTTTTTCATTTCTTCTTCTGGTTCTTCAACTTCTTCTGGTGCTTCTTGTTCTTTGATTTCAGCAATTACACCCTCTTGAGTAACAACTAAAAGCATTCCGTTTTCAACAACGTATTCTCCAACGGGTAAAGGAATTCTTTGGTCGTCTTCCGTTACTACAAAAATTTCGTTATTAGCTTCAAAGCTATCCGCTTCGATTACCGTAACACCATCGTTAAGTTTCATTTGCTCCAATTTCACTTCGATATTCAAAGCAACACAAATCTTTTTTACAATTTCTTTATAATTCATTTGACTTTTTTTTTAATTAAACTATTCTGTTTTTGTTCTGTTGCATTCTAGCGAATTATTACCGTTGTGTTTTGAGTCGGATTGATTACAATTTGCGTTCCACCGCTTACTGTTGAACCGATGCCTTGTTGTGATAATTCGCCCTCACAACATTCTTTTCGATACTTACCGTCTTTGCATAAGCAACCACGTTTTCCTCCTTTTGGTGATGTTGTTTTTGTTGGCATGTTATCCTTTTACTTGTACTACTTTAACCGCTTTTAATGTTGCAACTCCTGCTTGAATTTCTTTTGCTCTCGCTGATAATTTTTCAAACATTTTTTGACTTTCTACGCTAATTGGTAAACCTAAATCTTTAGTGTTTTTAATTAAGGTATTTACTAAGTTCAATGCTTTTTGATTGTCTGAACTTGCAACTCCTAAAGCGTCAATTGCTTCTTTTTGTTTAACCAAAATTATATTCACTTTTCCGTTAGCTGATTTCAATGAATTATCCGCGCTTGTAGTCATTTTCATTGCGTCTTGCAACAAACCCAACTCTACATTCATTCCCAACTTTACCGCTTCTTTATCAGATAGCTTGTTGATAATTTCTAAACTTGTTTTCATTTTATTATTGTTTATTTATTTGCTCTAATTTACGTTGTGCCCACTCAATCCCTGCATCGCCACCCCAACAAAGCCACATCAATCTTCCGCAACCGTCCCCTAATTCCTTTTGTGAATTTTCTTTATGACGTGCAAAACTTGCCATTCTTGCAATCGTGTCACGGCTAATATTTTCTCCGTTCGCTAATTGATTCGCTCGTGCTTTTCCAACTGCCGTACCACAATCACCCCAACCGTTTTCTTCAACCCAACGAAGTGCTATCTTTGCATTTTCCGTTGCTTGTTCTGGATAGTCGTTATAAGTTTCTAAGTTGATTTCTTTGCGTAACAATTCAGCTACTTTTTCACGTGCGCTCATTTCGTAACGTTCTGCGAAATACCCCTCAATGCTGAATCCTTTTAATTCGCCGTCTTTAACTTTTTTCCACGTTTCGTCGTTGTCAACTTTCATTGCAATCATCCACGTTCCTTTTGGTAAATCGAAACCGTATAATTTAGATTTATCCATTTCGGCATCTTCAATAATCCACGATTCAACAATTGTCATTCCGTCAACTTTAACGGCGTGTTGCTCCGTTGCGTTTTGATGTTGCCCTCGCATAAACACCAACTCACTCGCACGTTTTACCGTTGCTTCAGAAAAGAATATTTCAAACTCTTTGTCTTTGTCTTTACGGTAAATTTTCTTATTAGGAATTAACGCCGCACCTAAAACAATTCGCTTTTCGTCAATCGCTTTTAATTCTACAAAGTCCTTTGAAAGTGCGATAAAGTTTTCTTCCATCGCAGGTTTTTCAACAAGCGAAACGGCAAAAACACCGTCCTTCTTTTCATCTTTGATTACTAATTCGTAAACTTCCATAACTATTAAACTATAATTGTGACGTTTGTTGCACTTTCATGTCGAACTGCTGTGCGCTTGTAATGTCGTTACTTACCACGTACGCTTTAACTGGCTGTTGTTGTAAGGTTGCTAATTGGTTTATTCCCGTATTCCCTACAACGTTAAGATTTGGTGCGATAATACTTGAAGGGTTTGGAACGTCAACACCACCGCCACCGCCACCACCACCAAATTGAGTGCTTGCGATTTTAACAACACTAGCTAAACCCGTTGTTCCTGCAATTCCTGCTTCAACAAATCTTTGACCTGGAAATACTTGTTGGTCGGGACGCATCGCTAAAGCTGAAGTTACTGCTAAAGCTGTGTTAACTAATGCACTTGAAAGGTTAAACGCTTTTGCTATTTTAAATTGTTTACGTGCCGTTGCTTCGTCTTTAGCGTTAAATGATTCTATTAGTTGACCTATTGCACCGAATGCTTCGCCTGCTAATTTAAGTTTAGTTTGCTGTAGTGTATTTTGCCTTGCTATTTCTTTATCTGCTGTTTCTTTATCCTTTTCTTCTTTTTGCTTTCTGTATTTTTCTTCAATTACTGCTAAGTCTTTTTTCTGTTGTTCCGTAAGTTCTTTTTCTAATATAGCATTGTTACCTATAATCGCAAATTTATCCTCATAAGATTTCACTAAATCCGCAATTTCTTTTTCTTTTTCAGTTTGCCCAACACCTTGCATGACCTCAAATTGCTTGTCTTCAAGTTCAATTCTTTTTTGATTAGCTTCTTTTATTGCATCAAGTTCTTTTTGCCTTGCTTCTTCCTTTTGTTTATATTCAAGTTCTTGATACTTTAAACGAACATTGTTAATTTCATTTAATTGAGCAATTTCAAGTTCGGTTGTGTCTTTTCCGTATTTTTTAAATAATGCTATTTGAGTTTTGAATTTATCATTAATTACAAACTCTTCTTGTTCTTGTTCCGTTCTTAATCGTGCTTCGTTTTCTTGACGTGCTGTATTGTAGTATTCACGTATTTTTTCAAGTTCTGAATTTCTTAACTGATTTGCTTTATCAACAGCTGTTTTTCTTTTTTCATAAACTTCGTCTGCTGTATCTCCTTCAACCTCTAATCTAAAATCATTATACTTTTTGAATGCTTCATTTTGTAATTTTGTGGCTTCATCAATTTGTTTTCTGTCTGTAAACGTTTTACTCGTTTTTAACATAAACTTTGTAGCTTCATCGTATTCTTGTTTTAAATCTTTTAGCCTTTCTTTTTGTTGTGCTTTTTTAATTTTAGTTAATTCTTCTTCACTTGCTCCACGATTTTTAGCATCAATTAATTCTTGTTTATAAAGAGCATCTGTGAAATTCGCTAAACTTTCACTATTTCTTTTTTGTCGTTCTAATTCTTCATTTGTTTTAGCTAATTGCGCATCAAGTTTTTTCTGTTTTGCTTCAGCGTCTTCTGTTGCATCTCCAAAAACTCCCATAGCATTCGCTAAAGCTAAAACACCTGCTACAACCGCTACAATTGGCAAAGCTAACATTGCAATTCTTAACGCTTTTGTAGCTGTTGACGCAGCAACCGTTGAACCTGTTTGAATGTTTGTAGCAATAGTTTGCGCTTTCGTTGCACTTATCGTTCCGTAAACAACAAAATTATAAGCTGCTTGAAAAATAGTCGTTCCCTTAATAACTACTCCTAACTGTTTAAACGCCCTTCCTGCATCTTCTAAACCCTCCAATCCTTGCGCCAAAGCCATTGCACTTTGAACACGTAGCATCGCTTTTTGTACGTCCTCACTTTCTGCTCCAACTAAACCCATTGCACCCTCTACCGCACTAAATCCACTTGCAACCGTTGATAAAGATTTCCCCAAAGCAATAAATGCACCCTCGCCTTTTTGCGCTTGGATTGCATCGTTAACGTCTTCGATTTGGTCTTTTAATTCCGCCGCTCTTTTAGACGCATTTTGTACCTCGATTGAAGTTGCACCGAAAGCATCTGCAAGTTTCTGAACTTCTAAAACCGCCTCTTTATATTGTTGTTTTAGCGTTTTAGAATTATCCTTAACTTCTATTTCAATAACCTTTTTTTCCATGGTATTTTCTTAATTCTTGTTTCAATATTTTCTTTGTTGAACTTGTGTATTCGTTCAAACCTTTTGCCACATCAATCGCCTTTGATTGTTTAAAATGGTCGCTAACTTTTAGTAGCTGTATAATTGTGTGTATTCTCATAATCTTAATAACAAGGTTCTACAATAAAGGATTCAAAGATGCTTTCTTCTTCAATTGCGTAAGTCCCGAAAGGGCAATCGGTGTCTTCTGAAAGGGTGGCTTCAATCATACCATCAACTATAAAAACCCATTCAATTGTATTCCAAAATATTGAAATTGCAACATCACCTAATGATTCAATAGTAATATAATAATAAGGTTTTTCATCACTTAAACCCTCGCTCTCAACCTCCACCGTTACAGGCTCTTCACCAACTAATGTATAAGTTACTTTTATACATTCACAATCGGGTGCAATCGTTACCAATTCCCTAATTAAATTCATTTTCACTTCGCCGTTGTTTAGTGTGCTTGAAATATCGTTAATCAAATACCGCTTATCTTTAATAATAATTTTATCATTCATTTTCAAGTTAGCCAAAACACCAGTAGGTAACATCGCTGTAAAAGAAAATAATCGTTGCTGTAAGTCGTAAAGGTTGCCTAAGTGATTTGCATAGTAAGTTTGGTAAAGGCTGTTAGGTTCTGTTTCTTGCGTTACGATATTAAATTCGTTACCGAAACAAAGTGAAAACCCCGTTGTATTAACGCTGTTGAATAGTGCGTAATCTGTTACGTTTAGATAACTTGAACCATTAAAGAATTTAAAAGTTGTTGCCGTTTCTTCGCCTCCTAAATATAAAAGCAAAGGTTCAGGAACATACGCCGATTGATTTTCTTCAATTAAAAACGTGCAAAACAAATTACTTGTTTCTAATTCTGCAAATTGGATATTCTCAAAAGGCAACTCTATTTTAAATTCCGTTCCATCGTAATCAAATGAATAATCTAAGTCACCGTATTGACGATTGAACAAAGCTGAAAAGTTTTTATTTAAAAACGATTTACTTTCTTTATACTTAAATGCAATCTGTTTGTAAAGTGGTAATCGTTTAATGTTGCTTGAATTAATAACGTACTTCGTTATGTCCTTTTCGCTTCCTAAACTATACCAATCCTGCAAAGGTTCAATTGTAAATGTCGTTTCGTTTTCTCCAACACAAACCAAATTAAACGCTTTGAAAATAGCTGAAACAAAATCCGCAATCTTTAAATTAGGTGCTAAAATTGAAGCGTTCAAAGTTGACGTTAAACTGATTGTATTTCCAACTCCAGTATAAATTGTTCCGCTCGGTGCTTCGTATAAAACACTAATGCTAAAACTAACTGTTTTATCCGCTTTAAATTGATAGGTAACAACTGAATTTAAACCCGAAACATTTGCTTCATTCGTTAAAATTAAAGGGTCTGTTCCTCCATAACTTTCGTAAGTGGCAAACAGAACTCCATTAATATAAGCCTCGCAATAAATGGTAGCCGTTCCGTCTGAAACACTTGAAATATTTATTGTAGTTTTATGAAAGGTTGACCCTGCAATTGGAACATAAGAATAGGTTAATGTATTATCAATAGTATTAAAAAACGTATTACTTGGCGTTGTGCTGTTGTAATCTATTAATTCATAATTAGTCAAAAACACAAACTCTTCTACATTTTGATAACGAATATATAAATCCGTCCATCGTGCTGAACTAAAAAACGTGCTATTAAAATTTATTCCAAATTGTGTTTCTATAATATCAAATATTTTAGATACTTTGATTGCAGGAAATAACTCAAACCATTTTACACTCCCTGCGTTTGTTGTAATATCGTTTGCACTTGCATCTCCAAAAGTCCAAACTCTTCTCGGTGCAATTAACGGATAACGTACATTGTAAGCCGTTATTCCGTCCGTTACTCTATTGTAAACTTCCGTACCGCTGTAAGTGTGTGCAATTGTAGAATAATTCAAATCTTTTAACGTCAAATCTGCAAACCTATCTTTTAAACTTGTCAATGCTCCAAAGAAATTTAACGAATAACTTACTACTTGACCGTCTTTAATTACCGCTTCATTCAGTTGTATTTTACCAACCCTAAACGGCATCGTTTCGATTTCAATAAACGCATCACGTCTTAAATTTTGGTCGATTGTAGGCACAACATCACTTTCATACCAATGTTGAAAAATAGCGTTGTTTCGTGGCGATGCAGGAACTAAAAACGATTGTGAAAAGTCGCTGAATACCTTGCTAATATCTTGAACGTTTGCGACGGATGAATTGACCGTTACAATTTCGTCTTTGAACAAATCAACCTGAACTCCCTCAATAAACAGTTGCAACTTCGTCATAAGCAAATTCAAAATCAAGTGTATAGTTCAAGTCTTTCTTGTTTACTATTTTGTAAAGGTCAGCATCGTTTGTTAATATTTTAGCGGGTAAATTATTAACCATTATTCTTTCCGATAACATTAATTGTTCAATGATAAATTTAAAGTTTTCGTCAACGCTTCCTGAATTAACTGTTATTTTTCTTCGTGCGTTTCGATTCATTTGCCTTGTTTGCCCGTCTGAAATAGTCCATTGATTAACCGTTGGAACGGCTGTAAGGAAATTGTAATCTTCGCTTGTTGTTGTTATTTTATCAATTGACGCTTTAAAGAAAAATACTCGTTGCCACCCTCCTAATTTGTTTATGAAGTCAATCGTTACTGGTGTATAACGGCATTCTGCTAACGGCTTGAAAGTAAAGGATTGAAGTAACACGTTTGAAGGGCTGTAAAATTCAACTATATTCCCACCTGCGTAGTAATTACTTGAGGGCGTTGTTGCACTTTGCCAAATGTAAGGTAGGTCGCAATAGCGTTGATTTACCGCATCTACGTTTGTTGTTTGTGTGTTTGCTGTGTTTGCTAAAGAAATATATTTTACATACGCTGAAATTCCAATAAATGCTGTAAAATAACCAGGTGAAAGCAATCCACTTGGTACGGTTGTATCGCTTGTTTGCGGATAGTAAAAAACCATTCCAGTTGGATAGGAAAGTAAAGGTAAAGCGGACGGAAAAGTTAATACTTCGTTATTCCATGGCAAAGTTGCAAGCACAGCACTATCAACATAAGAGCGATAACCGTCAAACGAGCGGTACGTTCTTGTATCTAATAAAGTGTAAGTTCCTGAAACGTTTTTATATCGCTTAATTCTAATGTATGCACTCGCACCACTTGGCGTTAATGTAGCTGTACTCGGTAACGTTCTAATATTTTGGTAAGTGTTACTAATAAATTCACGAACAAACGGTGTTACGTTGTAGCGTGTAACGTTATTCGTGCTACTTGGATTATTCTTTTCAAGTATGTAAGTTGCAGTTGCAGGAAAAGTAGATGTTAAACTAATAAACAATTCTACCTTTGAACCAGTTTGCCCTGCTTCATTTACTTGAACTAAAAACGGCGTTCTTGCGTACATTTTCTTTAATTGCTATGTCTATAATGTTGGATACTGTCAACACATAGGGGTTAATTAATTCAGTTGGTAATTTCTTTAATTTCGTTTCGATTGCATCGCTAAAGAATTTTGAGGGTTTAATACCTTTGTTATAAATCGAACGTGCGATAATAAATTGAAGCGTTTTTCTCGGTAATAATTTGCCCTTTGCATCACGTGGTGCAATCCCTCTTCTAACTATCCACTTATCTAAACTTGACGGCGGTGGCATTTTATCACGAAACGAAAACCTACTACCTTGATTTTTCTTTTTTCCGTTTACCCCTTGGTCTTGAAAAAACCCGTAATCTTCCATTTGAAAGCCTATGCGGATAGAATTTGGGTAAACCTTACTTTCGCCTTTAATCGAATTATAAAGTTTCTTAGATGCGTTCTTTTTACGTTTCGTTAAATTCGTTTTAGCTTGCTTTACAACGCCATCTACAAACTTTTGAAGTGCTTTTGCTCTTTCGTCTTGACTCATTTCGTTAAGCGTTTAAATTCTCGTTGTTGTAAGTCATCGCTTTGTTTCGTAAACGTGAGAAAAGTAAGGCATTTTCTAAGTCCCAGTTTGGTAATTTCATCGAATTTTGTAATGTTTCCTTGAGCGAGGACGTGTAGGCTTCCATACCACCCCCACTGTTTTCCAAATTGAGTTCTTTCACTAAGTGAGTTTTGATTTCCGCTGTCATCTCCGTCTCCAAAAATGTCAGGGTAGCTTTCAATAAGTCTTTTTCTAAAGTCCAAAAAAAAACATTCGCACCCTTAACGATTTGCAAAGGTGCAAACTTCATTAAATCGCTGTATTCATCACTACCTTTGTATTCGTGAATTGAATAACGGTCCTTAAAAGTTTCTTTAATTGGTCGATACATAACCGCCATTGCTTTGTGAAAAGTAGAAACGTCTTGTAAGTATTTTTCCAAATCTACGTATTCGCCGAAACTAATTTCTTCTAAATTTGGAATAAATCCGAACTCCAAATCTTTAATTTTAAATCGTTGTTGGAACGTTCCTTCAGCTTCTAATGTTTTTGTAAGTGAAATTATTAGTTCGGTTAAATCAGTCATTCGCATTTTAGCTATTGACTTTAATTCTAAACCCGTGAAACATTGCACCATTTGCTCCATTAAAAAATCCTCATCGTCACTATTTTGAGAAACGTTAACGAATTTTTGATAGGCACTAAGTGGTATTTCTGCAATCGATGTCGGTATGTTTAATTCTATCTTCATACCTATTAAACTACAAAGTTTAATAAATGTTGTAAACGCCCTTGTTGGTGCTAATGGATTCCATTTCGTGGTAACGAAGTGCGTCAATCCCGTGCTCGTTGCCTCCTTGCGGTTTGTTGGTTGTTTTTCCAGTTCGGTCAACGTCCCAACAATAACCACGAAGTTCTTTAATTAGATTTGTGCTATCGCTTGTAACTAAGTATTCTTGTTGTTGCATTACGTCAATACCGTAGTTAATTGAATCTTTACCTTTCGTTACGGGGTAAATTTGCAATCCTCTACGTCTTATTTCTTCAATGGATTTCGGCTCGGCTGAATCTGCATAAATAACAGCATCTTTGGGTAGTGCGTTTGCAATGTCGCCGTTAAGCATTCCAGTTCTATAAAACAATTCTTTAACAATTCGTTTTTCGTTCCATTTGTAAACTGCAATCGCTGCACTCGGATCGTTGGTATATCCGAAGTCTAATCCAATCCCTAATAAACGGGCTTCACTTGGTATTGTGTCGATAAGTTGCCAGTTGCTGAAAACAACACCTTGTAAATTTCCGATTTGTCCTTCGCCGTAAACCCTCCACCAATTAGCCCAATAGTTTGACGTTTTGGCTTTCTCTTTTTTAATCATTAAATCTTCCAAAGTTTCCTTTGAAATTCCCTCGTTATCTAAATAAGTAAGTAGTAAAAATTCTGCGTTGTGCTGTGGTAATATTTCAGAATGCACCCAAAATTCGTTATCTGGATTAAAGTCAATATACGTTTCTGAACTCCTAATCATTAAAGCATCTGCGATAATAAAAGGAATATGATTAGCTTCGTTAAGAAATAGAATATCACGTTTACCACTTGCTTTTGCTTTACCGTCTGAATCGAATGATTTAAACTGCATTCGAGAACCGTTTGTAAAAGTGTAGATTAGTGCTGAAGCGTTCCAGTTGTTTTCAATCCAACGATTTGTTTCAACCATTATCGTTTTGAAAATATCTAATGCTCCCTCTTTAACAGCAGGTAATGTTTCTGCAACAACGGTAATTTTAATTCGTTGTTCTTTGATTGCCCTATCGATTAGAATAGGAATGATAGCGTATGTTTTCCCTGCATTCGTGCCTCCTTGAATAACACGAATACGGGATTGCATTTTAAGTATTCTGTTGACTGCTGTCGTTCTCTTGAACATAACTATTAAATACTTTTTTAAGTTCACTAATCCTATCTAATAAGCAACTCCCACAATTAGTAAATTCAGCGTGTTTGTTAAACGTGCTTGTATAAATTTGGTTTAATCGATATTGTACTGTTGGAACAACTGAACCCCTTGTTACTTCAAAAAATTCCTTTAGAAAGTTGTAATCTTGTTCGCTTAAACAATTAGGTTTTGAATAGGGAAATAACTTGTTTAACGCTTCCTTTCGTTGGTCGCAACCGCAGTCAGTTCCTGCTACAAATTTAACAAGTGCTTTTATTCCCGTTGCTGTTGTGATTTGGTCGATTGTATCTCCTAATCCTTGTGATTTTCTTCGTGCCATTATATCAATTCTAAATCGTTATTAATTAAATCTAAATAGTCATCTCCACAATTTACTCTAATCTTTTCCTTACATTCTCCTATCACTTCAAAGATTGAACGTAAACTTATATCCGTTCCGTTGGCAATATCTCGCATTGAATGGTTGCCAGTTAAATACAATCTAAATAGTGTTTGGTCGTAACTATGCCAATTGTTAATTTCATCGTT